GATTACAAGAAAACGAACGAACCAGGTCATGGTGGATACACTATGGCGTCTGATGGTATTATAAGGAGACGGAACATGCATCAAACAGCTGTTGATCTTGACCTGGTTGGCGAATTAACCTCTGCGTTCATACGGAAATGTGGAAAAACTAACATAACTAGACGTTGTATCACAGCTTTCCTTCAGGATGAGGGACTCGGTGATAGACAGTATTTGGCTTCGGATATCATCCGTTGTTTGAAACTCCGTCATAAGATAACTATTGCTGATGTGTTAGATCAGTTCCCAGTTACTAAACAAGCTTCAGACACAAACTTAAAGAAAACGAAGGAACGGATTCTTCACATCGCTTGTCAGCGTAATTATGAATCCGACGAGGCTATAGTACTCAGACGATGCGCTTCTCGTCTTTCTTGGGTAATTAGGAAATTGGAGAAGGTTAATGGCTAAGCAGCTTCCCGATATGCAACAGGCCGGTCTCGGGGATATTACGAATATTCTCCATAATCAAGGACCGATTTCTGATTATTCTTGGCTCGATGTTGATGTAGAGGAGTATCGGAAAGCGGAGGCACTTCCCCAGCAAAATTTGGATAGTATTCCAGAATTATCTGCAGCTCTCTCTCAGGAAGGGGATGAGAGAGTTCCCTCGTTAGTACCACTGAAGCCCTATAATATCGTTAATTCTAACCCATTGGAGCGCAATGCCCCCTCTTTTAGACCAACTGCTTTAACTGCAATCAAAGATAGAGTCGCTGCCTATGTGATGTCGGGTTTTACGTCGAAACAAATTCAAGCAAATCTGCAGAATGAATTTGATCCCAAGACTCTTACTGCTGCTCAACCCATAGTAGATGAAGTATTAAATGAAAGAGGGTTACTTGGAAATGTCTACATAAATTCAGAGAACTTCGCCAGATGTGCCCAAGGTGGTAAAATTCAACAATTTGTAGATAAGACAGCTAAAAATGCTGTATTTGTTATAGCTAAACAAGCCTGCGTTGGATGCATCCACAATAAGCAGAATAAATGTGGCATATTTAAGAAGTATCTGGTGAATTCAGTTCCGTATAATAAGAAAATGTTTGCTCATTATGCCACTAGGCTGGCTAGTGAATCAAGAATAGATTCACAATTTTTAACCGACATGGATCGGGATCAATCAGAAATTCGCCAGATTCTACAAGCATCTTTTCTAAATAAACCAAGGACTCGGGAGACCGCACCGAATACTATTCAACACCATCCCACTCCAATCAAACCAACTATTGGTGAGGAAGAATACCTTTCATATTGGACTAGAAATGCCATTGCTAATAAAGCAGACAAACTTCCTAGTCCTACATATCTGTTGATTGCCAAGAAGATGATGGAAGGGAAGGTAGATCATCGTAGTATATCTGCATCCTCTGATCCAGAAATTCAGAAATTATCAAAAGAATTTGGAATTATTGGGCACACATATATAGATGTCGATGCTTTGGGCGGATGTAAAGCAGCATTAAATTTCACCAATAACAGAAAATTATCTCCAAATTATTTCTTAGCCAGAGCCTCTGTTGGTAATGCACCCGCGTATGCTGAATTAGCTCAGATTGCTCCGGTAGTCAATTATATCATCCCGATTGAGAAAGAGGCGTTCGTCGCAGCTTGTAAGCGAGCTGTGCATGAAAAAAGGGTTTCTGCATCTCAATTTGAATCAGTAATATCGAATCTACCGCAGGATGCAGATTGGAAGAAATTGACTGCACAAGTTAATTTATTTAAGCCGGCTGTCTCTCAGAAACCGATTCAAGTTCCATTAGCCCCCAAAGCGTCCATCCATTATGGGGACCCCGGTAGAGAAACAACTGCAACACAGGTTAATCCAGAGGAGGTTTGGTTATTCATATCAAGGACAATGAATACCGGCTTATACGGAAAAGCTTTACAAATGGCAGTATTGCAAAAATACTCTCGGGAGGATTTGAGAAAAGTACCTGAAGTTGGACATCAATTAGCTTCAAATGATGGTATTCAGGGAATTTTCTTTATTGATCCGTCTGTTTATTCTGATTATGGCAAAGGATGCCTGGCTGGATCAAAACAATTTAGGAAGAAGGGGGCCCAATATCTATTAGTAGCATCGGCGTGCACCGGGTGCCTTCACCAAACAGCACCAAGTTGGTGCAATAGATATTCGAAGAGAATGATTAGACAAATACCTGACGAAGTCAGGGAACAAGCCATCGAACTCAGAAAAGCATCGATGAACATTCAACGGGCTCCTGTCGAGGACCCTGTTGTGAAATATGAATTAGCTTCAGAACTACCGATTGATTTGAATGGGGCCAAAGCCGCTGGTCCAGATATTACAATTGATAGTCGTAAATAACTATAAATAGTATTGTTTATGAGAGACAGGATCTCTCATATATGGATATACCCAAGGATCCAGACTCTTCAAATAAGAAGGAAGGAAAAATTATAACACTTCCATCCGGAGACAGGATAAATACTGGGGAAATAGGGGTAGACAGTATAATAGGACAAGTTGGTAATGTACCCACTCCGGAAATAATAGATCCTATTTCAGTTGCTGAGGAAGTAAAAGAACGTATTAAATATGTCAAGAAACAAGAGTTACTTAAAGTAGTTAAAGAGGATGGATCGACTGCCGCTGTTATCGATGCGGTACTTGTTGAAATAGCTGAAGAAGTATCACATCTAAAATTTGAACGGAGAAAAGCGGCAAAAGAGGGAAAGAATACCGCGAATTACACGGTATCGAGGATCAATAGTCTTAGGAGTATGGCTGAACTTCTATTGAAACGGAAGGAAGCTGCTCTTGCTGAGAGACTTGATCTTAGATCTCCCAGAATACAAAAGATATTTGAAATTTGGATGGAATTTTTTCATGAATCTATGGTTAAATGTCAGATCCCAGATCATTTAATAGATTTGGTGTTCCAGCAGATGAAAGCTGACATGAGAGACTGGGAAAAGAGGATGGAAACGGTATAATGCCGAGTACAGAAAAAGTTGAGAAAAGCAAACTAACGGGAGTTATAGATAACCTTCTTGATAAGAAGGCATCTCGGCGTAATAAGGACGGTAGCCCAGATTTTCTCACGATTATTGAATTCATAGAAAGATTTCATTTATTACCATATGGGTTGTTTCCGGCGCAAAAATTCATACTTAAGCTATACTATGGATTGCCATTAGATAATGTTGCAAAAGTCATAAAAATCAGGGATCCATTTAGTGATAAAATTGAATATGAATTCACAGAAAAAGAGTACCTTAGTTATTTATATGAACAGGGAAGATGCAATATCAAGGAACAGGATTCTGAATCAAGATTTGAGTTAGTTCTGGTACTCGGCCGACGTAGTGGGAAGTCCACTCTTGCTGCGTTAATTGCCGCATATGAATTGTATAAGTTATTGAGACGCGGTTGTCCTCAAGAACATTATGGTATATCAACAGTAAATGAAATCCGTGTATTATGCATAGCTAATGATAAAGAACAGGCGTCTATCGTATATGGAGAGATGTCTGGATATATCAATCAAGTTGACTATTTTAAATCGTCCATCACTCATGATACTCAGACATACATGAAGTTTCAAACCGATTATGATAAAAGGAAATACGGGGAAGGGTCAGGACGCAGAGCTTCGATCATATCTACTTTCAAGAGTTCGATTGCCAAAGGTCTTCGCGGTCGTGGAACAATATGCGTCATACTAGACGAGCTTGCATTCTTTGTAGACGACGGCAAATGTGAACAAGTGTTTAGTAATATTCAAACGAATACTGGGTTAACAACGTTTGAAGAAATACTGTCTAATAATCACGTTGATCGATCTAAAATTGGATGGACTAGTATAGATCCCATAAGGGTAATACAGGAATCTGGTGTTCTGGCATTTGCAACTCATGTGTATTATGGCGGGTATCAAAAAACTAGGAGACTAACGACAAAGAGACGTTATTCGATCGAACCTACGCCAGAACATCGTTTGAAGGTTATGTCACCTGATGGTAATATTGTTTGGAAATATGTTAGCAACATTAAACTTGGTGATTTTATTGGTATAAATCGTTCAACTAATTTGTGGCCAGGTGAATACTATGACTGTTCCGATATTAAACCCATAAGTAACAGTAGTTGCGATTCAATAAAGATACCAACTAATGTTGATGTTGGATTAGGTGAATTTCTTGGAATATTAGTTGGTGATGGAACATGGAGATCTGGAAAGACTCGTGGTCTTATTCAAGTTACTGGTGGTTGTGAACAATTTTTGTCATATGTAAAAGCACATTTTTCAAGGTATTTTAGTTCATACGCTTGTCGTCATAAATCACCGCATGGACACAACACATGTGAAGTTTCTCCATGGATGGTGACTAAAAACTCTATTTTATTCAGGGCTTTTCTTAATCGTATAGGCTACCGGCTTAATGTAACAAAATCAACTAAATCTGTGCCATGGGTAATATTCAAGAGCCCTAAGAATGTGGTAGCAGCATTTCTTAGGGGTTTTTTTGAAACAGATGGCGGCTTGGAGAGGAAAGGCGACACGATAACAGCATCTACTGCGAGCAGAAAACTAGCATCGGAAATACAACTTTTGCTTTTAAATTTTGGAATAACTTCTAGTATATTACATAAGTGGAATAAGAAATACAGTCGGTATTACTACATTGTGCGTGTGATTGGTTATACTTCTCGCATTACATTCCGTAACGAAATTGGGTTTATTACGGAACGCAAGGGGAACTTGTTGGACATTGGGTGTTCGCGTGGGCGGGATGCGTCAAATGTAATTCCACATCAATACGATAGACTTAGAAAAATTTTAGAATCTATTCCTAAAGCAGAAACTTTGTCGAAAGGAAATGATGCCCGCACCAGGATGATAAGACTTTGTTCTAGTTCATCTGATTTCAACCGTAGAAGTCGCATATCTTATGATTCTGCACAACGCATAGTAAAACTTGGTAGAGAACTTTGTGCAGATAAACAATCGATTGACGAGTTGGATGAAATTTGTCATATCAACTATTTTTGGGATCAGGTAACATCAATTGATGAGAGCGAAGCTGAGGTCGCCGATCTTATGATCCCTGACGGGAGTCAATATGTGGCTCAAGGATTTACTAATCATAATTCAAGCGCACAACGTGTATATAAGGCTATCACGCCTGGTATAGGACAATTTTCTCCCAAGGATCCTAATAATAAACATGTTGCATTAGGTCCACCTGAAGGACGCATTATTTCTATTTCATCACCAGACGCGCGTGAGGGTTTTTTCTATAATTTATATCAGCAATCTTTAACTAAAGATGAAGCATCTTCTAATATGTTGATGATTCAGGCTCCAACATGGGAAATAAATCCTACTCTGTTTAATAAATATTATTCAGTTGAATATGCCAAAGATCCAAAGTCCTTTGATACTGAACATGGCGGAAGTTTCTCAGATCGGGTTAGAGGTTGGATAGAAAACCATAGTGATCTAACCGATTGTATATCATACAATCTGAAACCAATATTTAGCGGCAGACCGCGGGAACCGTTCTTTGCTGGGGTTGATTTTGGAATAGTAAAAGATGGGACTGCCATAGCTTTAACCCATATCAAAAATGGCAAAATAGAAACGGCATACCATGAAGTGTGGTATGCTGGCAAAAGTTGGAAGGAATCAAATCCTCATTTAACTAATTCAATTGTTCCGTATGTCGATGAACTTCAAGGTTCTAAGCGAATAGATATAGATGAAATAATTAATTGGTTTGTTGCATTGTCTAGAAGATTCTTTATATTGAAGGGTGTGTTTGATCAATGGGCCGGTCCAATATTTGAACAAAAATTGCATAAGAGCGGGTTAACTCAATTTGAAATGAAGAATTTTAGTGTTAATGAATCGTCCCAAATATATCAAATGGCGAAAATGTTGATGTATGCCAGGCAACTTAGAATATATGACTATCCATTGCCGGAATCAAAATTACTTGACGCAAAAGGGAAACTTCATTCTCCCATGATTAGTGAGTTACTCGAGCTTCAATCGAGAT